GATAAGCGGAAAGAGTACCTAATCAAGGTTCTTGAGGCTAAATCTAAGATGTGTGATTATAAGTCTCGTTTTGTCTCTATGGTCATCAATGGGGACATTGTGGTATTCCGTCGCAAAAAGAAGGAACTCGAAGAACAACTTTCACACACATTCCCACTCATTAGTGGGAGTTACGATTATTTACTGAACATTAGGACTGTTCAATACACAGATGAGAGTGTTTGTGAACTTCTCAAAGAATCCGAACAGGCGAAAATGGAACTCAAGACACTAACCTCGACATCCCCATCAACTATGTGGGAGAATGATATTAAAATCAAGGCTATTGGAAAGCAGGATACGTATCTTCTTTCCAAAGACCCAGATGATTCGTTCTTTAATTATAAAGATCTCTTGAGACATTCAGAGTTTAGAAAGTATCACAGAAGTCGAAACGTGGTGAATCCTGGACAAGTACCCAAATGGCCATTCGGTCAAACGCTGAAGGTTGAATTCAACCCAACAAACATGGGAGATCTTTTAAGTAATATGTGGTTGAGTATCACTATGCCTGGTATTACAGACGGTAACTATGCCGATCAATTAGGAAGACATATTCTTAAAAGTGTCACTATGTTTGTAGATGATATAGAAGTTGAAAAATTACACGATGATTGGGGTATCATTTACGATGATCTTTATTTAGAAATGTCTGAAAAGGTAGCTAATAGAGCACTTGTTAATAGAAACCTCGGTTTTGATAAATCGGTCGGTAATAGCATTTTCGCGCGTCAAAGTACAGATCTAGTCGTACCACTACATTTCTTCTTCTCTCGAAAATATGCGAGTGATGAACACTCTACAAATAAACCGAATCGACCGTACTTCCCAATCTGCGCTATCCATAAACAGAAGATTACATTTGAACTCGAGTTTTATAACCAAGAATTCTACACAAATACAACAGATACACTTGAGCTGCAATCATTTAATTTAGTGACGGAGGAAATTACATTAAGTGGTCAAGAACGACAGTATTTTGCTTCTCGTCCGTTAACCATGATCAACGATGTCGTGAAGAAACACCCAACGATTGTGAGCGAACTTAATAAAGACAGTATCAAAAATAATCTCGTACCAAATATACCGGTAAAATGTTTACATTGGTTCTTGAGGAATACAAAGTTTGAAAATGCTGCGAGAAGTATAGGTGATGAACCCCTTATTTTGGGTGGTATCATAGATGGTACAGCGGGTGAAGACAAATTTGGTAGAGCCGTATCCATTTCTGGGAACGGAACTCGTGTGGCTATAGGTGGTTCCCTAAACGACGCAGCTACAGGTGTTACAACAGCTAATCGAGGTCACGTAAAAATTTACGAGTATAACGCAACCACAAAAGCTTGGGTGCAATTAGGATCTGATATTGTGGGTACTACAGATTTAGATCAACTTGGATTCTCTGTATCCCTTTCCAATGATGGATCTCGGGTAGCTATCGGTTGCCCACATAGCGCATCTGACAAGGGTCATGTTGAAATATATGATTATAGCACAGGTTCTGGGTGGTCAAAGGTGGGTACAAATATTGTAGGGGCAACAGCTGGTATGCGTTATGGATACGCAGTCTCTCTTTCCAATGACGGTACCTATGTAGCCGTGGGTGCACCGTTCGATGATACTACTGCATCAGATTCTGGTCTTGTCAACGTGTACAAATATGATTCTGGGTGGACAAAGGTTGGAGCCGATATCGTTGGTGGAGGAGCTTCGTATAAATTAGGTACGTCTGTTTCTATAAAGAATACGGTGGCATCTGGACCCATAGTGGCCATAGGTATTCCGGGTAATGATCAAGGTAAGGTGCGAGTATATGAATACGACACTGGTACAGCTTGGGCTCTCGATGGGTCAGAAATAAGTGGTAAAACGACGGGTGATGCATTCGGGACATCTGTATCGATACCAGATGACGCTTCGAGAGTAGTCGCAGGAGGACCAGAGAATACCAGCAGTACTGGATACATTAGAATATACGAATATAGTGCCAGTGATTGGAGTCAGATGGGTGGGATCACCCGGAAATGGAAAGGGTGATGTCAAAGTGTATGTGTATGAAAATAGTGTATGGACAAAACTCGGTGAGACGATCATAGGAACCATCACTAACGATCAGTTTGGGCATTCGGTATCTTTATCGACAAATGGTTTACGGTTGGGTGTGGGCCCGGATGTAACTACGGGTGATACGAGGGGGTATGCATCCGTATACGCTCTTCAAACGAGTGAAGAAGAAAAGTTCTTTATGCATAATCGATTTAACTTTTCATCGAGTGATAACTTTGATGAAAATACCACATTCTTCAACCCCGTGTTAGAGAGTGCACAGTTTTTCATATACGGGAATAAACTTCCCAATGTTTCAAATACAAATCACAACTACTTTAAATATTTGGTACCTCATAGAAATAGATTGGCACGACCAATCAGGAATATATACACGTATAGTTTCGCGATGAATCCAGTAAATGTGGAACCTTCGGGAAACTTGGACTTTAGTAGTATCGAATCGGATAAAACGGTGTTTGAGGTTAAATTAGATAAAACGAAAATAGATATTACAAAGGAAACATATACACTTCAAATGTATTACACTGGCTATCTAACTTTCAAATTTGAAAATGGGTCTATGTCAATTTCTTATTAAACAGTGAAGTCTTGTGACTGCTAATATAATCAATGATGTTGTTCTTGATACACCATTTGATGAAATTCAATTGCGCTAATGTTGTTTGAATTTCATGACCTGTCCCCGGAACAATATAAGGAAACTTCGTAGACCTGCAAAATGGATCGAATAGTTTCTTGCTGTAGCCGTCTAGACTTGACTTGTATGCGCAATGAACAGTGAACAACTTCCCATCAGTTGTCGTGTACGTTGTGTTGTTTTTCTTGGCGTAGTTCGTGATGAACCATTCCAAGTTTCTCAATGAAATTCCGGATGTTTTGTCTAAAATGTTTAAAAGTTTAGTTCTATTCTTCTCTTCGTTATAAAAGTTGTTAATTGATGTTAGTAGAATATCGGTTTTACTCATTATTAAACATTGTATTTATATCTCTAAATACATTTGGGCGAATACATGCTGGACAATCGGGAACGAAAAGTTTGTCACTCCCATGTGTATGTGTATTTATACTCGTGAGATCCCTGTGCTTAATTTTACTACCCTGTGCTATATGTTTACCACAGTATCCATCATGAAGACCCTTGTGTGTACAACGATGACCATTCGACTTTGTTCCTTTACACACTGAACCAGTATAATTTTCTGGTACGTCTCTCAATAATAGATCGAGAGGTATACCATGTTTCTTTGAAATGATTTCGGCATAATCACTTATGATTTCATTGACTCGCGTTTTCAATTCTTCATCAAACACTGTGATAAGTTTATCGTAGGAACTCATTGCTTACTTCTATCTTGATCGTATTTTTTAAATAAGTCTTCAACCGAATTCTGTTTTTCGGCGTTGTTTTTTAACCTCGATTTCAAATCAGTTATTTTTCCTGTTGTGTCCAAGTTTCTCTTTTTACACTCTTCCACGAGTTGTTCTTTTTTCATACCACTAAACCCAGGTTCCCTTTTCTTCTTGGGTGGTGCGTGTTGAGTAATAATTTCACCGAATATTTCCTCCTTTGTGTTTGTAAATAACGGATCAAGTAAGTCACATACAGGATTCAGGAATTTATTGACAAAGTAATAGTGATAATCTACGGGTACGTCATTTTCCTCGACATATTTTGGGTCTTCCGATTTTTCAAATGCACGAGCCTTTGGATCCCCAGTTTTCGTGAGTAGATATGGGACCCTATCACCCGATTGTGGTTCTGATCCAGGTTTCCTGTCACGCATCTTATTAACAACCTGAACATGTGCCTGATTGATGTATATACTATCGGGGCTCGTTATTGAGACATTTTGTCCCTTCACCTTGTACGAATCCGAAAGAGATTGACTCAGTATCAGCTTATCATTTTTGATGTCACCGGACAAAAGTTCTATGGCACGTTCTCTCGCGAGTTCGAGTGGTGGACCAGGGTCACTGGAAGTTAAGACGACATCGAGAAGTTCTTTACACACTTCACGGACGTGTGGTGTATTATCTCTGCGAACAACTTGGAGACCCTTAATGTCTATGTAATCCATGTGCATATTCCCATCCTTACCTTGTGTCCATAATTTGGCGGCGTACCTTTTCTTAGAGTACA